TACGTTAAAGCGATATGTTCTATCACCTAATACTGTTAAAGCAGTTCCTAGATAAAGATCCTCAGTTCCACCAGATGTTGTAAAGGTAAACTCGTTTGCAGCAGTACCAACACCACCAGATGAAATAGTACCAGTAGCACCACCAGATGCAGTAATGGAATCACCTGCAACAAATTCAGATCCAGAACCATTCAAGGTAGAAGGACCGATATAAAGAGTTGAACCACCAGAACCAGATGCTACAGCAAAAATTGTTGCAACAGATGTGTTACTACCTGCCCCCTTTGAAATAGTATTACCAATAGCAAACGTACCAGTCACAGATTCAACTGCAATCGATCTAATTGCCTTACTCTTCACTACAATCTCGGTGAAGGGAGGAATATAAAATGATTCAAATACTGCTGTTTTTTCATTATCAGCAGAAGATAATGCTTGATTGACGTTAAGACCTTGGTCAGCACCAACTGCTGTACCTAAGTTAAATCTATAACCAGTGAATACGTCACCAGTGTGTAGTTTGTAAGTTGAAGCATCTAAGACGACATGTTGATCGTAGTCTTTGATACCGACATCGAATGAGGTGTTTGATCCACCTTGTGCACTCACAGACAAAACCGTACTTGCAGACGCATCGATAGGTGCTTTATAGAGCACCGTATTGGTAGTCGCACCTGGTTTTGCTGAGGCAAGTAGTCCTTGTTTAGCCATTTTTAATTAAAATCCTGCGTAGAAGAATTGTTGTTGTCTTGTTAACCCAGTGAGGTTGTTTGCTCCAATACCTGCACCGAATGTAACGTCATCAACAGTAACGTTTTCAGTAGATAGGAGTGTGGCATCAGCATCAGGGAACTTAATGACTCTCGGACCTGTAATACCGTCAGCAGACAGTGTAATCTGTCCCTGAGTGTTTCCAGTAGTTTTAAGCACTGGAGAATTGAGAGTCTTGTTAAAGAGTTCTCCTGCAGACTTCTCAGTAAGAAGCATATTATATGTGTCTGCACCTCTATTTAGACTGTCCGTGTTTGGGAATCTAAAAACTTCGCTTGTTGATGTGTTTACGTTAGCAAGGTTGAACGAAACCTTCTTAGTTACATCAGTATTGTCTGTAAATATCGCATTCTCATAACTCTTGTTGGATAGAGTTTGAGTTGTTGAAGTACCAACAAATGTTAATGATAAGTCAGGAACGGTAAGGATCCTGTTTGCAGTCAGAGCAGCAGTATTGAAGATAGCATAATTAGTTGCTGTCTCAGCGTTTGTTGCTAACTTAAGATCGACAATTGTCTTATTAAGAGTAGTCTGTTCTGTTTTTGTATCTAATAATGTAGATGCAGTAGCAGTAGGTTCTGCGGTAGTTGTTACTGTACCTGCATCAGGTAAGAAGTAAGAACGACGAGCACCTGAAGTAGTTGCCCAGTTAATCTGGAAGATTGCTTCTTCTGTACCATCAACAATAACAAAGTTGTCCTCATCAATAAGAATAGTCTTATTTGTTAGCGTCTGCTGAGTATCAGCACCAACAACGGTAGTTCCATTACCAGAGGTAATAGCGGGAAGGGTGAAGATACGAGTATTAGTACCAGTACCAATATTACTAACTTCAAATCTTGCTTTAGGACCTTGTGCATCTTCTAAGATAAATGTCTGGTCAGATATAAGGAAGTTTCCCGTAACCTTAACAGCACCCGTACCTTTCGGTGCGAGCACGATATCAGTATTATTTGCAACATCATCAACTGCAGTAATGTACAGAGATGTACTACTGTTGCCATTATCAATACGAGTACAGTAGAAACCTCCATCACCAAAGGCAATGCCGAGTTGATCGTATGCATTCTGATACAATCCACTGTCTCTATCTAAGTCAAAACACAATCCTGGGGATGCTTTTGTTCCCTGTGACAGTCCTTTGAATAACTGATTTATCTTTGCTTTTCTGTTTGGAATCAAGGGATCCGACACCACCACAGGAAGAATCGCTTCTCCAGACAGGTTAGCGTCTGATATTGTCTCCAGTTGTGAAATCTTTCTGGTTCCCACGAATAATCACACTATTTGATACAGTTTTATTTATAAAGGTTATTAAAGGTCCGATTCTTTAACTTCCTCTTCAGTTCGATATGCCCACTCTTCAGTATGTCCAACAGACCACCATTTAGGTAGAGTTTCCACCGCATAGTTCTGTGTACAAACTTTAAAGTCAGGTCTCTTAAGATTATTGTTATCCACCAAACTATTATCGAAGAACTGACATCGATTGTTTGGTTGTGCTGCAAACTGTCCGTTATCTAGAGCAATAATATTAAATGTTTTATGCTCTGGATCATGCTCTGAGAAGTTAGTATCTAATACAGAGAAGTCGGGGTGTGCAGTATCAATCGTAAATTCATATTCACCTGGGTGCATCTTCTTGTCTTTACCAAAGAAAGAACACCTACCTAGAATAGGTTTTTCAACTACAGTAATATTGTAGTCAAAGCAGTCCCATAGTTCTAATACATCCAATGGTAACTGATCATCTGGATTGATGTCTGGTTTCCATACAAATGCACTGAGTGGTAACTTATCAAAGAGTGCACCATAATCAGTAAGTAGTGTCTCGAAGTATAATGCTTTTGCTTGTATACTTCTTACTGAGATCCATAGACCTGGGGTGAGTTCCCCATGTCCCTTTTCAAGATCATAAAGATATTCTTTCTTGACCCAGACTTTTCTAGGTGGTAAAGGATGAACTAAGTATGCCATTAAGAATAATAAGATTTAGTCACGATTCCCTCTTCAAATGTTACCATGCACCGAGGGGTTGGTGCGTAATGAACTCCCCATTTTGCAGGGTACAGTTCAAGTTGTTTAGTTATACAGAAAGGTGAAACCCTTCCATGATTTTGACTTTTTGCAACTTTAATACATTCAGCATCTTCAAGTTCATAAGTTCCTGAGTAATCAATACTCCAGATATGACCTTTCGGATCAATATAATATTGACTCAAATATCCGTCAAGATCTTGAGTTCTCAATTCTCGATTCCAGAATCCTGGACCGAGATCGAATTGTGAAAATACTATATCATAAATTCCCATAAAGTTAAGCATTTTAATTATTTAGTAGGAGTAGGGAGACTTGAACTCCCACGAGCACATGCTCAACAGATTTTAAGTCTGGTGCGTCTACCTATTCCGCCACACTCCCAATTTATCTTTCAATGCTTGCAACCGTTTCTTGGCAGCACGAAGTGCTTGAGGTTTAAGATGCCTCTTTTGCTCCTTCTTTGAGTGGTGCTGCCAGTTTGGTAGTTTCATTCGATCATATATCCCTGTTCAACTAGATACTTTTTGGTTAAGGGGGTAGGTTTATAGACATTCCACATCGAACCAGTTGCACATGCAGCAAGTGCATCAGCAGTCATGCCTTGAGTCCTACCTGCCCAAGTTGCTTCTTTCTCCCAAGGAATTGCTCCTGGTTGGAATGCATAGGTCCTCCGTGCCATCTCTTGCCACATCTCAGGAACACTTTCCTCAGGCATGATGATAGCAATCAAACTATTATCAATAGTCCCTGCCATACAATCCTGAGCAGCGTGCCATCCTTCATGACGCATCACACTCATCAAAACATGAGGACGACTCATAAATGTCTTGTTCAAGAAGAAGTTATTACTCACAGTATGATAGACACCACGATGTCCTACTGGGAAATACTTTTCATCAGCAAGAAATACATTCACACCAACATGGTTCAGTGAATCCATCATATGATTGAACTCATTTGCCACTGAAGTAAATGCTTCAGGGTTATCATACTCTGAGGAAACATCCAACAAAGTATACACTTCCTTCACATCATCCCTACATTCACCAAGTAGCATACATCCCATGGAATGGTTACTATAGTAGTCCTCCTTTCCAATAGGGTCTGCCATAACTGGTGCTGTTGCAAGACATGTTGTCATCAATGCTGCAATAATTTTTTTCATTGGAAGGGTTCAAAAACTTCAGTCGGTGGGTGAAATGCACAATATTCGTTAAAGGTGATTTTCATCTCCTTATTGGTCAGTTTGCAATGGTTTGCTGCTGTTGGTAAGTTCCAAGTAGCAGTAAATAAATTCTCCATTGCTTCTCTAGTCTCAGGTCTCATTTCGCTTTTGGTGATATACAAGTACAAATGCGTCACAACGAGGGCAAGATAGATTTGTTTCTATCTCATATTCAGAATCTTCTGAATCGTGATCTCCGCCCCATATTAAGTTTGGAAATCCACAGGACCAACAGTTCATTTCCTATTCTCTCGCCAGTAAATTAGGAAAAGTCCGAGCGTAACCCAGAATACAACTTCAAGTCCGTAATTAGTCACTTTTAACTGTCTCCTCCATAAATGATTTTTTAAACTCTTCCACCTGATTCTGAATTTCTTCAGGAACTGGTGGAACCTCGTTGACTGGAACCATCATAGCGGATTTCCCGTCAGGACGAGTAATTTTCCAACATACACGTTGGGTTTCGGTTAGATCCATAATAAAATCAAAATGATCCTCTGCTTGGCGCAGGGTGATTCCAATAGGTCCAATCATGCTTCTACTTCAGCAAAACAATAAGTGATGAGATCGTGATCGACCGTATCTTGAATAGCACTGACGACTTCAGCGAAACCTTCAGCACCTTCCTTGTTCCACATCCAATCGATAACTCGATCGAATCCCTCATTATCCAAGAGTTTTACAGACCGCTTGGAAAAGTTGATGAAGACGTGTTCTAGGTAAGTGTCGTTCATAAATCTCCTGTACTTATGTAGTATAGCAGACTGACCTGCCCCTGTCAAGTCAGTTTAAGAAAATAGTCTTGGCAGTCAGTTTCATGACAGCACCTGCTGTCAGTGCCATGGGACCCTTTTTAGCAGTGATGTTTACAGCACCTATTAAAGCAGTCATATTGATAATACCTTTAACTACGTTCACATTATGGGCACCCTCTAGAACTTGCTGATTATATCCTGTCAGACCACAAGTCATAGACACAGGACCAACAGGATTCAATAGTTTGTTGAATGGGAAAGGAATTGTCTTAGAAGGATTTTGTACAGTTGTAATATTACCATGACAGGTAGTATAAATTCCTGGTGCAGGAACTAAAGATGTTGCTTCAGTATTAATCAGTTGATTCAGTACAGGAGTTAGGCAATTAATAACACTATTTCCTGATAAGACTAACTCATTTCCTGCCATCTTTTGAACCTTATATGAGTTCTCAAAAGTAGATCCAGTAAACTTAGTATTTGGTGCACCAAGAGAAAATTCTGATGCTTGTATCACCATCGCAGCACCTGAACTCTTAATATCTACGTCAGATCCGAACGTGATAGCATGTTTCTGAATCTTACTGCTCTTCTTCTTACCATTTCTATCAACAGTTTTAGGTGCACCAGATGCGTTCAGGAAGAAACCTCCGCCAACTTCTACATGCATATCACCAGTAATTTTTAATCTATAATCACCCTCTACGTTTAGAACACCATCACCATCTACAGTACAACAATCGTCACCCATAACATCTACGGTGTGATTTCCTGCGTAACTGGAGTGATCAGCAACTAAATTACCAGTATCATCTTTACTACCACCTCTGTTAGATTTTTTATATTCTTCTGTCTTTTTCTTAACTTCTTCATCTGAAATATCAGGATTTTTTTCTCTTAATGCCTTTAGATAAGTCCACTCTGCAAAAGTGTTGTTGTTGATATTGTAAGATGAGTGAGTCGTTCCACTAGGTTCTTTGACAACGTGTGCCTGACGACCTGGGGTTCCTACATGGTGATCGAATGAACCATCTACAAATGTTTTTGCTACAGAAAGATAAGGATCTGCTTTTGTGAAGATTTGATCAAGAACACCAGTTGGAGAACTATCACCTTCACAACTTCCTCTATTACTACCCCTCAGTTTATTAATATTTGCTAGTTCTTCATCACTACAGTTGGTAACACCGAATAGTGGGAAATATCCATGACTATCAGTACCACCATCAGGTTTTCTATCACAACCACCACCAAGAAACTTAACAAACAGAGCAAGTAAACCTGCAAGACCAGAAAGTCCATTTTGGAACATGTCAGATCCACCATCAAAGATGCCAGATCCTTTTTCCCAACTGCTGATGATATCCTCAACACCTGCAACTGCACTAGTTGCTGATTTTACTGTGCTGATAACACTCTTAAGTTGACTGAGAACTTTTTGTACAGAACAAACAATACTATCAATAGTATCTTGAACACCCTGCATTACCATTTGTGCTTTACTGATAGCACCACTAAGCAAACTGTTAATACCACTTTGAATAGCACTTACAGGATCATTAATGAAACTAGTAATCTGACTATCAAAAATACAGAGAGATGATAAAATCTGAGTCACTGCAGTCTGAATAAGTGCCATTTGTGAAAATGGAATTCCTGGAATGAGACTACCAAAGTCTAACAAACCACCAAGTTGTTCAGCAAGTTGTGATGTTGCCTCTCTAATTGCAGAGATAATTTGAGAGAAAACAGAACCTAGAAAGTTTTGTAGTTTTGCTGTAAGTTTTTCAATAGTTACAACTTTACCAGATACAATGTCAATGAAGTCACCATCTTCTGTTGCAACCAGTGTACCTGCTGTATCTGAAATATCTTCAATAAGATAGTTTAACTTAGATTCCACAGATTTCCAAGGTCCGCCTACACCATTACCAGTAGCAATTGGTTTAGAAGGTGATCTTGGTTTTTGAGCATTACCTGCACTTCCTGGGAGGTGTACACCTACATTATTAGGTGATCCTGGACCTGCAGGTTCTGGTGATACTTTACTTCCAGGAATTTTTACAGCATTTGATCCAGAAGCATTATTTTTATTATTAATATCAATACTATTAGGATCGGCAGTTCTTCTAAGTGCAGGGTTGACTACACCTGTACTTCCATCCTCCATATTTTCACCTGTGAGGGTGAAGTCATGCTTTGTACTTGTACTCTTCTGTACACGCAAAACACCAATAACTATTGGCATTTGAGCATCTTCACCATCCATGAAGAAACCCATAACAACAGCACCAGGTTGGAGTTGTCCTGAACTTTCACCTTGTCCGTCGTTACCTGCCTGTGAAGTATGTTGTAATACTGTTGCCCATGGTAAGTTTTCTGTAGGTAGATCGGCAACTGTGCCACCCCTTACGTTAGTATAATATCCAAGCACACGAACTTTACACCGACCAAGTTCCATCGGATCTTCGTTGTCTTCGACTTCACCAACCCACCAGAAAAATCCGTCTTTACCGACAAAGTTTACTGTAGGTTCATTTAGGATACCTTCAACTGTTTGCATCTATCTGCAGATTTTTGATTATTTAGTAAAAAACCCTAAGAGTCAAAAAATGGCGGGATTTTTTTACCCCGATTTTTGAAACTAAAAGGTGTTTTTGGTTTTAACAAACTTATATGTTTCCTTACTACCCCAGATCATACGTCCATCGACATAACCTTGGTCACAACTATGTAGTTTGTCTCCGAAGAGTGACATCTTTGATTTGATCTCAACTCCTTTGACGACACAGTTGCCCACAACAGAACCGTGCCATGCGTTACCATCGAAGGTAAACATCATACCACACTCTTCAGATTTAGTCCAGTCTATATCGTAGTTCTCAATTAATATTTGGGTGTCAGATATTACAACTTTCTTATGAAATCTTTTTCGATATGGGTTAGAGGGTCCGTCTTTTCTATAGTAATTTTGAGACTGCAAACCCCCTTCTATCTCTTGCCAGTGCATAAAGATTGATGCGTAGGCATGGGGATTTGCTTGTGCTTGTGCTATGTTATTCCAAAGTCCTAAGAGATAAGACTCAATCGTCATAGACTAGACATTCTGGTTCTGAAGGGAACTGATCACAGTAAAGTTCTAGGTAAGTAGGATCGTGATGATCTCCTGCTTCAATTTCCTTTTTGTGATGTTCTGCGTAATCTTCTAAGTCGTGCAACTCGCCTTCAATGTGTCTACGAGTCTGAGGACTGATTTGAGGATTGTCTAAGATTGTTCTATCTTTTTGGATGTGGTCTTCTAGTGTTTTCATGTTAGTACCTGAGTGATACAGAACTATTTAGGGGATTACACCATCTTTCATTAGTAGCATCTCTGACGAGAAGTTGTCGGGAGTACCTTTATGGGCGATTGTAACGATCATATAACGACCGCTAAATCGTTTATCCATCTTGGTTTTCTCTCCAGATTTTTCGGTAGATGGTAACGTAATGTGAATTCCGTAACCCCCATATAGATCCAAGTTTCCTGGGACGACTACTTGCACTCTCGTGTTTTTCATCGTTTCCATTCGCATCCATTGATATGCTTGCAACTCTACGAGTGCTTCATAGTTTTTCTGCGAACTGAGTGCCGAACCAGCAGATGTTTTCTTATCGAAAATTTGGTTCGGAAGTATACTATAACGCACCCTTTTAGGGTTGTCAACGAGATTTTTAAAGTCGTCATCAAGTCGTGACATAGGGTTTACTGCATTTTTACCACCCAAGTGTGACATATTCTTCCATGCATCAGAAACTTTATACCTGTACATGTCTGCTGATAGATCTGAACTCTCTCCACCCCACCTAGATTGATTGACTGTGACAGGATCAAATCCAACGCTGTAACCTGACCAAGCACCGTGTCTCAGACCCATCAAAAAGTTCTTTTCTTCTGGAAAACTAACACTATCAATCTTAAATTGATCTCCTTCACCAGTATCAATTTTCTTAGCAGAATAGACATACTTATACAGTCTTGCTATACCTGTAGATGGATTAGTTTTAGTTTCTACATCCTGTTTGTTAATATCTTCAATCATACCATCGATAGATTTAAAATGGTATCCCATTGCATTCTCAAAGAAAGTAAACCCGTTCTGGAATCCACCACCCGTCTTTTTCTTTCTGATTGATCTCTGTGCAATCCAATAGATCGCATCCATGGGTCTCCAGTTTGGTGCGATAAATTTATGTTTGTTTAGACTCTCCTCAGCAAATAATTTTTTACCACTTCCAAGATACTTGGTGTTCCTAACTACATCTTTAACAATAGCAGATGATTCAGTTTCTTTAAATATTTTTTCTGAGTTACCAAAAATATTTGATACTTCGTTCTTAATGTACTCATCAGAACATGCTTGAATGATAAAAACATCCGTAGTTTGTCCAGTTCTTGATCTGTTACTAATATTGTATGCTCTTAGATAATATGTCCTAGTAGCAATAGTTCCTCTGACTTGAAACTTAATGAGTTCAGATCCACTGAAAATGTTAGAGATACCTGCAGAGTCTTCAAAGATAAACGTACCTTCGATAGTTCCTGACTCAATACTCTCATAGAGTTCCCAACCTCTCAGGAAACCTACTAAGTTTTCTCCTCCATCTTTTGCTTTGAGTTGTTGTCCATCTCTAAAAAGAAAAACAGATACGCTACAATCACCTGCAACTGACCTTGTTATGCTCATCTAAGAATACCTCGCATAAAATTCTTGTTAGAGTTCAACGCATATGCTGTAGTTTTCATCACACCATTGATGTTTACACTACCAACCCCAGGAAGACCACCACTCACCATGGGTTTACTTCCTCCACCTTGACTTGCACTTTTTAAACCTGAGTTTGCTTGCTGAATAGCATTAGCACTCTGTTGGTTAGACTCATTTACTCGTGTTTGTGCAGTCATCACAGCATTTGCTACGCCTGTTTTAAAATTCTCTCGTGCATTATCTCTTTCTTGAGTTGCATTAAGTAATGCTTCTCTTTGTTTTTTAGCAGCAGAGAACTGACTAGGAATACCATCCATACCAGAGAAGGTTGTATCCTCTGTTCTACTCATATCACCCTGTGATTGAATGCTAGCTTGAGAAGGTTTGTTCTGACCAGGAGTTGTTAAACTGGAAGCAGTGAATGCAGTAGGATTTCTCATCTGCATTCCACCTGTAGTTCCTGCTTTAAACATACTTGGGTAGATCAAAGATGGATTTAGAGCTCCACCCTTACCGTTTTTGTATACCTCAAAGTGTAAGTGACTGTTGATTCCATCATCATAAAGTCTACCGATCTGATCACCTGCATTGACTTCCTGCCCAGGTTTTACACTAGGTTCCATATGCAAGTATCGTTGGTCATAACCATCTTTACCTCGAATCATCGCACCTGAATGGTATGTCTGCCCTGCCTTATATTCTTCGCTTAACACTGATCCTGCAATAGCAGCAACAACAGGAATCTTTGGATCTGGTCCCCAAGGAGATGCTTCAGTTAAGTCTACACCGAGGTGTGACCGTGATCCTCCATCTCTCGGTGCACCAAATATTTGCCTTGCTGTTGCTTCAAATCTACCTTTAGGAAGTGGGAATACTTTCTCTCCCATATCACCAGTAGCAACTGAAACTCCCCTTGCTCCATCATTTGCTGCTGACTCCGCCTTCCTTGCAGGTGGTGGTGCTACTTGTGGCATTGGTGCTGCTTGTGCAGGACCTCCTAAGAATACATTACTAAGAAATCCAGTAAGACCTTGGAGAGCATTAGATAACCCTCCCATTATTCCACTATCATTACCTGGAGCATTTGGTTGTTGATCTGGATCTGCCTGTTGATTTTGAATGAACTTTAGATAATGCGTTGGGATAGATGACGGAGGAGGATCATTCTTTCCTCGTTGTTCTGAATAATGATAGAAGTTTCCTCTTCTAGAGAACTTGACGTCATCGGAACCCATGTGTTTGTACATGGCAGTTCCTTTAAAACTATCTCTACCTTTAAGTTCTCTTAGTGCTGCAATGATTGCTGTCTGTCCTACCTGAGAAGAAAGTTTCTCTTGTAACTTCTCTTCGTGGCGCATACTACCATCATAGTATGCTGCAAACTGAACGGGATTGTTCTGACTAAGAACGCCCATGATGTTGTTAGGGTACCTAGGATCTGCAACTCTGTTTAAGATTGCTGCTGCAGTTCCATACTCATCAGCAGTATTGCGTTGTGCTTCACCACTCACACCATATGCAAGTGCTCTGAACTGATCTGCGGTTAGATTAAGAGATTCTTTTACTTCACCACCCTGAGAATAACCCATTCTTGCTGCTTCTGCTTGTCTCATAGCAGTCAGCCCAGGATTCTTACGGGTTGCAGGAGTATCATACGGGGTAACAAATGCACCACCACTTGACTTCTGTGACACATACTCTGTGCCATGACCAATGAATGATGTGCTTTTACCACCATCAAGTGATACAGGATAACCAGACTGGGGTCCAGTTATCCATCCACCCTGTGCCATCTGTGGCAATGCTATAGCAGCAGCGGTAACTAAACCACCTGCTGCCTTCCCACCTTTTCTTCTACCTGGAATACGCAATGGATTTCCTCTTTTCGTTACGAATTTAACTAATGCTTTGACTGCTGCTGTAATACCTTTAGCAACTTTGACAGGATTTAGTAACCATTTTAGACCCTTTAAACCGATGAAGATGGATCCAACGCCTAAAAGTGCTTGACCAAACCCAACAAGTCGATCCATCCAAGACGAATCGTCGCTAAGTAACTTATATAGTCCATCAATTGTATTGGTAACTCCAAAACTTGCCCAGTTCCATATGAACTTACCAAACTTTGCCAATACTTCTAAAGCACCTGCAACCTTCTCTTGATTTTCTTCTTTACTTAACCATGTCAAAACAGGAAGAACTACAAATGCTTTGAATAGGTTACCGAGTAGTCCTAATAGACCTGATAAGAATCCACCACCAGTTTTTAGAAATCCTTTTGCAAGTGATCCTAGTATACCACCACCTTTCTTACTTTTCCCATACTTGGGATCCATCTTGGGTTTATTTTTATTTGCAGTTTCAAGACGATCTAATTCTATTTGCTTAAGGTCACCAACAATTTTGTTAATACCATTGAGAGTGGTACCTAAGTTATTAACTGCTTTAGTAGTTGCATTCAGACCTCTTGCAGTCTCATACCCAGTAGGATCTTTCTTCTTTTGTCTTGCATCAGGTTCTTTAACGGTTACTAATTTGTAAACGTTAATCTTGCTTCCTTTTTGTACTGCTGCTTTTGCCATTATAATCGTCTAGAAGTTACTGAAGAGATTGATGCAGTGTTACCATCGCCACTATTTATTGGTACTAGCATAGGCATAGGTGCTAATTGTTGAATTACCATTGGTACCACGATTGCTTCTGCCATTTCTTTAGCAATTGATATTTCCTCTGATAGTTTAGAGGAAGCAATACGTTTTACTGCAGTAAGAGAACCTTTCACTGCACTAATAGAACCTACTAAACCACCTGCTGCTTTACTATATTTCGCTAACTTCTCTGCCATACTCATGTTTGCAAATGCTTCATACTCTTCCATAGGAACTTCGCGATCATTAATATATCCTTTGCCAGTTTCCATATCAAAACGACCTGAAACTTTACCTTTTGTAGAGATAGAGATTGGATCTTCAACATCAATTGGTTCTTTTGTTTGTTCGGTCATTGAACCTTGACCTGCATAGTTACTCTGATCCTTATACATTTCTCCTGCACCTTCAAGATCACCTGTCGCTGCCTTCATAATGGCACCAAACCCAGGCAATACTTTAGAGACTGCTTGATCAATAAACTTCTTAATTCCACCTAGACCCATTGCGCCAACTGCCTTTTCTTCGTTCTCTTGTATCTCAGGAATGAAGTCACGAAGGAACATGTAACCGTCACCTGCATATGATGCTATGATCGCGGCTAGACCTGGTGCTGCACCTACACCTGTTACTGTTGCTAGTTCTCCTGTAAACTGGATTGCACCCGAACCGCCTTCAATCAAAGCACCAATAGTATCACCCTGTGACAGACGTTGATAAGCAAATAAGAAGTTTGCGATACTACCAATCAAGGGTAAGAAACTCGATGCTCGTGCTCCTAACTTAGAACCTGCCTTAGAAATGTCACCGAAACCATTGATACCCATCTTCTTCAAGACCCCAGGTGCCTTTTCCATTCCTGGAATGGATAACAAATTCTTTTTAAAGTTACTGATTATAGGTTTGACTACATCAGAAATACCATCAAAGAATGGTTTGAACTTGTTATAAAGTCTGCCAAGAACCTGCTCTTGTGCAAACTTACCAAGATTATTAAATCCCTTACCAATAGTCTCCGTGAGTGAGTTGATCCCTGCTTTGGCGTTGTCCATCGCCTGAGCACCCCACGCTGCCACCTGTTTATACTTCTTTACTGTTTTATCTGGAAGACTCTTTAACGCTCCAATGATATCAACTTTAGGAAACCTGGCAGCAAGATTCTGAAGTGCAGTTGATCCAAGTTCTAATAGTTTTTTTCCTTCAGTTGTAGCAAAATTTAATCCTCTTTGTCCTTGTGTTACTGCGAAGTTTTTACCCTTCGACATCATCCTACTAAAGAACCCAGGTTGTTTTGCTACTTTTGCAGCATCCGCTGCTACATCGAGTCCTTCTGTAAATGCTTTTACTGCCTTATTTGCCTGTTTAATATCACCAGTCTCTCGCAGTGTTTTTGCAAAGAGTTCTGCTGCATCATCAGCACCATCAGCAATGAGCATTGCATATCTTTTTCCTGCCTTCTGACCGAACTGCTCTCCTAACTCTTTGACTGTTTTCTGCGTCCGCATTGCACGCTTAACATCCTTAGCAGTGTCTACAGTATCAGCAACATCTTCTGCAGTGTTGAAAAGATCCCTAACCATCCCAACACCTTCAAGCAATAATGTCATGCCAGTGATGGCACCGATTATCTTACCAAGTCCAATGAGTCTCTCTGAAAGAGTAGATTCCTTCCCAACAACTTGCCCAACAGTGTCCATGACACTGCCAACAATCATCGACCCAAACTGATAGAGTTTCTTGAAGACAAACGATGCCTTCTCAATAAAAACTTTTACCTCTTCACTTTTCTTTGGGTCTGATAGGTAGAGAAGAATGTTAGCGAAGATTGCCTTAGCAGCAATTTTCATTATCAGACCACCAATGGGACTTAAGAATCCCTCTAAGAATCCAAAGAAACCATTCTTTGCCTTAAGTGCTTTACTTACAAGACCACCTTTAGGTTTCTTTTTAATTTCCTTTTTAAACTCTCCATCGACCTTTCCCTTTTCAATACTCTTACCTTCTTGTAACTCTTCTGCTTGATTATCCCTTTCTCTTTGTAGTTTTCTACGTTGCTGTTTCTCTATCTCAGTTTCAGTTCTTTTAAATGCTGTATTGATTTTTGCAATGTCACTTAATGTAGTCGCTAAACTACTTGTACTAGCACCAACACGATTAACAGCAAGCAGTTGTTTTCTCGCAGCAATTCCTCCAGAGGATCTTACAGATCTTCCACCTGGATTTACAAACTTGTATGCTACGATTTTTGCCACTGCTATGGTTTCTCCTTCATTCTACGTTCCTCTGCTTTGAGGTGGTTGATAAGCATGTCGCAATAGATTTCCTTTTCCCATGGCATAAGGTTGTCTATATGTTCGATGTTCCACTTGTGGTGGTGCATCAGTGCAAAGTTACCCTCATAGTATGATTGTAGATTAGTATGAAGTAGGGCTAACCGAAAAAACTTGCTAGTCCTTCCAGTACTACGTCACTTTCTACTCCAGTGTTAGGATTAGTAACCTTCACAGTGTGAGTTAATTTGGGCATGGTGTCAAAGAAATCTTGAATCTTTGCAAACTGCCCACTATTCATATCATCAAAGAATGCAAGGATCTCTTCCTGAGGAACGTCTTTACATTCATAGACCTGATTAGGATCTTGAATAGTTTTCACACATGCTGCTGCCATCTGAAAAACTTCTTCCACACCAATGTTTTGATCGGTGAAGTTTAATTTCACAAACATATCCAGACTTGGATATCCCATTTCAACAGCGCACTCATCAGTTAGTTGAACAGTAGATTTGTGTCCCCTAGTTTTCTTGACTTTGATCTGATCAAGAGGAATCTTGACCTTGACCTGAGTGTCTTCGTCATCAGGGCAGTTGACTAATACTTCAACTTCTTCTCCTACAGACTTTGTTCTAATCTGTAGAAACAAATACTCAATATCAAAGGTTGCTAAATCATCTACAGAATCTAGATCTGTACATGATTGAATAATATCTTTGATTGCATCGATGATCTCTGGTTGTTCACCAGTCTCAGTTGCGACTAATAATAACTTTTCTTCTTTAACAAGGAAAGGTCTATAGTT